AATATTTATAATCTCAATTCTCTTTATTTTACACCGCCCGATCGGCTCAAACAAATACAATATTAATAATCTCTCTTTATTTAAACAAATACAACACAACGCCCGCAAACTATGCGCCCGATCGGCACAAACAAAAAATAGGCACTCTCGCCGACGAGTCGGATCACATGGAGGTCTGGCTGCACCTGTAGTCGCACTCGAATTGAGTTTGAGCAATCTCGACGAGGACGCTCAGGTCCACGGCCGCGCTCGTGTACAAGGACACCAGCTTGAGCAGGCCGTTGTGCCGATTGTTGAGCTCCTTGCGCGAGACCTTGTTCAGCTTGAACACGTGGTGCTCGAATTGCCCGTCGAACTTGTTGATGATGTCGCCCACGCAGATGTCCCTGGCGACGCCCGATATCCAAACGAGCCGCGGCCCGTTCTTGACCAGCGTCAGGCGCTCCTCGTTCTTGGTGGTGACCAGTAGAAAGTTTTGCGAGTCGCGCGGCAGCTTGGCGCACACGTTCAAGTAGTGCTCCACCAGCTCGGCGGTGCCCGCGCCGGGCTTCTTGATCTTCAAAAGATTGGCGATGCGCTTGTCCTGCTCGTCGTACAGCAGCCGCACGATGCACGCGTACTTGTAATTGATGTAGCAGTCCTTGGTCTTTTGCACCGCGTCGTTGCTCTTGGTGCGCAACCAGAACCGGACCGAGTCCAGAGCCTGCTCGGCCGTCAACTTGGCGTCGGCCACTCTGAAGCTCAGACCCTCGCCGGCGCTCACGACGCTCTTGACGTGTTCCGAGTCGGCGCTCGACGCGCTCGCGCCGCACTCGGGCGCCGCCGGAGCCGCCAAGAAGTCCTCCTCGACGATGGGCTGCCGGTGGCCGTAATTGACGGGGATGTGAAACAGAGTCTCGTCCTTGATCACCCTGTACACCCAGTTCCACAGCATTTTGCTCTTGCTGTCGCCCATCGACGAGAGCAGCATGAAGATCTTGACGCGCGTGTAGCACATGTCCAGGTTGAACGTGTTGATCAGCAGAGTGAGAAATTCAAAGTCTTTGATTTCGTTGAAGTAGCACTTGTCCTCGCGCGCCGCCTCCTCGGCCGCCGCCACCTGGCGCTCGATGTCCTCGGACGGCGGAATGGGGATGTTCATCTTCTTCAACAGTTTGTACGAGATCATGAAGCGGCACTTGTCTATCGACAGCACCATCACCTTGTTGTCGACGTGGCGATAGTTGCGGCGGTAGTCTTGCTTGATGCACCACACGCAGTTCGCGTAGGTCACCTTGAAGGGCCGCGCGGGCGTCTCCGCGTCTTCGCTCACGATGAACATGTAATAGTTGGGATTGTAAACGTAGTTGGCGAACCGCTTGTCCCGCACGCCGCCCGCCACGCGCGCGTCCTCGCCGCAGTTCACGATCTGGCTGTTGAAGTCGTTCTGTCGCGCGATCTCCATGGTCGGCGGCGGCGGCGGCGGCGGCTCGTCCTCGTCCTCGCGCATCCGCTTGCCCGGCGGCGAGCTCGCCACCTCCAATTTGCGCTTCTCGCGCTTCTTGGACTTTTTCTTTTTCTTTTCGACGAACGCGCCCTCGTCCGCCAGCGCGCACTCGACCAGCGATTCGGCCTCGGCGCCGCGCTCGAGAGCCTGCTGGTATTCGAGCACCGCGCGCGCGCGCTCGTAGTCCTGCGGCTGGAACGCGCTCTGGCGCTCGTCGTACTGCTCCTTTTCAATTGCGTACTGTTCGTCGAAGTCGGCGAACTCGCTGTACAGCTTCAGACACGTCTGCTCCGGCTCGTTGGCGGACATGATTTGAAGGTCGCTGCGGGCCGGCGTTTTCATTTCTTCGTTGTACATCAGGAAAGGTTCCATAAGCGAGTCCACCTGCCACTCGGCGTTCCCGCCGACGATCAACTGAAACAAGAAAAATGAATATCAATTTATATTATCCGCGCAACAGATTAGATAAAATATTGACCATCAGCGTTCCCGCGTCGGCCAATTCGATCAACCTGTTCGTGTTCAACTACAGGGACGACCTATCGAGCTCGGTCAACGACAACGTGGACACCCGATTGGTGAGCGGCTTCGAGACGAGCCGGCGGCAAGTGGACATGCTGGTGAGAACCGTTTCCACGGTGCCGCGGGGCGTGTTCAACGCGTACGTGGTCTCGTGCGTGCGCCTGCCCTTCGTGGCGGCCGGTCTGCTGACCCACTACTCCTTCAACGCGAGCCTGGGCCTGGCCGTGGTGCAAAACGAGACCGAGGCCCAGGTGTGGCACGTGATGAGCGCGCGCAAAGGCTTCGAGCCGGCCAGCATCGGGCGCGTCACCGGCGTGAGCGTGACCCTCGACGACGCCGCGGACCGGTACTACCCCAAGGAGCTGATCTGCCTGCAGGGCAACATTCCCGCCGAGCTGATCAAGCGCATCGACACCAACCTGCCCGACAAGAACGTGCTGCAGGTCGTCACTTTTCTCTATCCCCACGTGAAAATCAATCACGGGGACGTGACGGTTCACTACGACAGGCCCGCCCGGAGAATCGTTTATTAAAATGCACTTTATTTATTTAAATAGACTTTATTAAATCATATTTTATTAAAATAAATCTTTTATTAAAATAAACCTACATAATTTTACTCACAGCAGAAGAGCGCGCACTCTCCGATCCACGCAGCCGCCCGGCGTCGATGCGGGCACGCACGATTGTGCCTCCAAGTCGAACTGCTCGTCCGCGCCGCAGAAGCACTGCGACGTCTGCGGACACACGTGGTAGGCGTTACAGTCGAACGGGTCCTCGACGAGGCCGTGGTAGCCCGCGGGGCACAGCTGCTTCAGGTGCGTGTTCAGTTGCAACTTTTGCATCTTGTGGAACACCAGCAGCTTGACGACGATGAAAAAGGCCAACAGCAGCCACATGTCTCCGATCTCTTATGTGTAATTAAGCAGCCCCTTGGCTTTGGAGCTCATCAATTTGTTGGAGTTGCACTCCTCCAAGCTGAATTTCATTTTGCTCAACAGCAGATTGTCGAAGGACATGTTCATGTTGGGCCGACACTTGTTGGCGAACAGCGAGTGATCCGTCAGGGACAGCACGTAGGAGACGGGCCCGTCGTTTTTGAATATCACGTAGTGGCAGTACGCGTGCTCGATGATTAGCAAGAGCGCGAGATAGCGCGTCGAGTCGACTTCGTTGAGCCTGATGTCGTAGTCCAGCTCGTCGCGCCCTTCGGAGCGCCTCCGCTTGCGCCCCGAACTGCTGAACGCCTTCATCAGCTTCATCTTGTCCACCTCCTTGCTCAGGCTGGCGATGTCCATGTTCACGTCGAAGTTGCGCTCGAGTATGCGCATGATCGAGGGCCGATCGATTATGCACACCATGTCGTCGTTTTCGTTTATACGAAAGACGATCGGCTCGCCGGGCACGATCGTCTGCCGGCTCTCCACGATGACGAACTCCATTCGATTGTCGAAATTGTTGACCAGCGGGTTGACGCGATTGTGCACGAAACCCAGCGAGGCGAGCACGAGCGTGACTATCTCGCGGATCGCGTTCCGGTCCCGGAAGATGGTCAACAGCGGCTGGGTCATCTTGAGCGTGTTGAGCATGGCCATGTACTTGACGAGCACCATTCGGATCTTCAGCGAGTCGTAGCTCTCGAGGCTGTTCTGGTTTTTCACGTCGAACTCCGTCAGGTCGTAGTCCTTTTTGAGTTTGTCGCGGCCGTTGATGATCTCCGTGACCGTGCGGATCTTGGGCGCGTGGCACTTGAACCGTTTCATTTTTAGCTACTTACTATTCAGAGCATCGATCGCTGCGCGTTGTTGACGAACGGGTTGGCGCGCATCGTGGCGTTCAGCGGGTTGGTGTACGCGTACCGCTGGGGGTCGCCCGCCGGCGAGCTGCTGTTGTTGCCGCCGCTGCTCGATTGGAACAGCATCACCAGCAGTATGATGATCACCAGGCCGATGAGCACCGACATGAGCGTGCTCGTGTTGAAGAGCGTGGGGTTGTTGGCCATGAAGCGGGGCGTCGCGTTAGCGTTCGGCGGGCGCAATTCCTCCATGTTGGAACTCGAGCGAGCGTTCGATCAGCTCGGGCGTGAGAATCAAATGCAACAGGGCGTTCAAGACCCACGGATTTTTCAATTCGTGCAAAGATTTAAACGAACTTTCGTAATCACCTCTTATTAAAAGATATGCAGGCACCGCGTTGCCGAACACGTAGCGCGTCAGATACAACTTTTGCTGTTTGTTCACCACGTACGTGTCGAGCGCGAGCTTGCGCGGCGGCGAGCTGTTGGTGTACTTGACCAGTTTCATGTCGAAACGCAACAGCTCGTTCGACCCGAACAGAGTGTTGTTGGCCAGAATGGCCACCAGCCCGTCGCGCGGCACGTAGAACGCGTTCAAGGTGCCCTTCAGCTGCACGATGTCGGGCCGCACGAACAGGTGGGACGGCTCGTTGGCGTGCACCGAGGGGAATCGCGCGTTCGCGTCGAGCTTGACGCTCATTTTGCGGTACTTGTCGGGCGCGTACCGATCCACCACGATCTCGCTGTACGTATTGGCCCCGCTCTCCAGCTCGGACTCGTCCGCGAACTTGGTCACGTACTTGTACAGCGACGTGTCGGTCGTGTAGTCGGTGAGCGCGTCCAGCAGGTCCTCGGGCATGTTCGCGTCGTAGATGTAGTCGCGCTGGATGAATTTCACGTGCGTCGAGCCGGCGTTCAGCTCGGTCCGAATCTCGTCGAACACGCGATTCGGCTTGCGCGTGGTGAACTTTTTGCTGTTTATCAATCTATAGTTGTTGCGAAACAGCTGCAGGCCTTTGTGGAAATTCTTCAACACGAAGTCGGCCTCGTCCGAGAACGTGATGTCGTGCTCGGAAAAGTGGCGAGCCATCAACTCGCCCACCAGGTACAGGCGGTAGGGGTGCGAGGGCGGGGTCGCGCGCGACGCCGCGCAGATGCGCACGCCCGTCCAATCCACGTACGCGTCGTCGAACAGGTAGCCCGCCGCCCCGTTCAGCAAACAGTACAGGTCGTCGTTGCTCACGAACTCGCGCTCGCTGTACACGCGCGAGAACTCGCGGTACAGCGCCAGCCTAAACTTGCGCGGGTCCCGCACAAACAGATTGGTGGCGTACACGGGCGTGCCGGGCTGCACGTACACCTTGTCGTCAAAGTTCAAGAGGTCCATGTTGTTGCGCGTGCACACGAACCTGAACTGGGGCTTGGCATACTTGAACATGGACACGGACCGGTCCGCTATCAGAAACTTTAGCCGCATGGCCTGCAAATAGTCGATGAATCGCAGCAGCGTGCTCTCGTCCAGGGAGGCGAACTCGTTTCGCAGATACTTGGCGATGAACGGCTCCGACTCGGCGGAGAAGCGCTCCTCGCCGGCGAGTCGAAAGTAGCTCGCGACGAACAGGTATTTCAGGTCGCGCGGCTCGAGAGCCAGCCGCTCGGCGGCGACGACGCTCATAGTGTCGCGGGATCGTCGGCTTTTTGCAATCGCTTATTGGACGAAGAAGATTTAAAGCCGGTCTTACAAATGGGACACACCGGGTACGCGCCCGTGCAAAACTCCCACAGCTTGGCGTAGCACGCGTTGCAAACTCGATAGCCGCAGCACACGTTCGGCTTCAAGAATTGCTCCTCGGCCGACGAGTCCTCACAAATGTCACACTGGTACACGCGCACCCAGTCCGAGAACACCAGCATCACGGCCGCGCGCTCGCTCATCGACCTGACGACGAGCAGGTGGCGCTGCGCGTCCGCGATGGTCTCGTCGAGCGCCCGGGCGCAGCCCGCCACCGTGCTCTGGCAGCAGTAGTCGTGGCGAAACAGCTCGACCAGCGCGCGCAAGCGCTTGCAATACGGCAGAAAGACGAAGACGTTGTGCTCGAAGCGAGACATGGCGCGCATGGCGCGCAGCACCGACACCACGCGCTCGAGCTTGCCGATCAAGTGGTGCCAGCACCGGTCCGCGGACAGGTGCGCGTCGTCCGTGAATCGCAACGGCGGCTCGATCGGGCAGTCGTACATCTTTCGGTGATGCTCGTCGATCCATTGGAAGACGGCCGTCTTGATGGTGTGCTGCGCGCGCGGGTTGCGCAGCACGTCCGGCGAGTACATGCTCGATAAACAAAAGTTGTCAAGAATTACCTGCGCAACGGGCTGGCCGGCGGTCGGGTCCGGCTGCGCGTTCTCCATCAACGACACCAGTATTTGCGTCGAGCTCGAAGTCTGATCCATTGTTGCACTGCGGCGAACGGGCACAACGCATATCCCAAACCTTACTAGGTTACGGGCCGAGCGAAACTGAGTCCAGATTTAATCTCAAACTATATATACGCTACAATAAAAGGATGCTGGTGGGCCGATCTGTCTATCGGCATCCTGCAGGCCGGTGATAAAACAATGATTTATAAATTATTTATTTCCGACCGATTCGGCCGCATCCTGTTTGATAAACGATATCAATATCCTGCGGACGCGACCGGCGTGATAAACGCTATCGCCGCGGACGCTAAAATACATTAAATCTCCAAACACGTCCGCTCGCGCCGATTCATTATCATCGAATGGCCCCTCAAACAAGATAACGACACGATATTTAACGGAAACGTGAACTGAATTTTAATTCATTACTTATCAGCGCGGCGACGAGCAAGCTTGTAATTATGGAGAACCACGACAGTTTTTACAAATTCTGCCAACTGTGCCAGAGCCTCTACGACGCCGACGACCACCAGGAGAAGAGGGACGCGCTCGAACGGCACTTCGCCGACTTCCGCGGCAGCGCGTTCATGTGGCGGGAGCTGCTGGCGCCGGCGGAGTCGGACGCGGCGGCGGACCGAGAGCTGACGTTAATATTTGAAACCATACTGAGCATCGAACGCACCGAACAGGAGAACGTGACCCGAAATCTCAAGTGCACCATCGACGGCGCGGCCGTGCCCCTGTCGAGAGAGAGCCGCATCACCGTGCCGCAAGTGTACGAGTTTATCAACGACTTGAGGGGGTCGGGCTCGCGCCAAGAGCGACTCCGGCTGATCGGGCAGTTCGCGGCCGGGTGCACGGACGAGGACCTGTTGACCGTCTTCCGGGTGGTCTCGGATCACGCGCACGCAGGCCTGTCCGCGGAAGACGTGATGGAGCTCGTCGAGCCTTGGGAAAGGTTCCAAAAGCCCGTGCCGCCCGCGCTGGCGCAGCCGTGCAGACGCTTGGCGTCGGTGCTCGTCAAGCATCCGGAGGGCGCGCTGGCCGAAGTCAAATACGACGGCGAGCGCGTGCAAGTGCACAAGGCGGGCTCGCGGTTCAAGTTCTTTTCGCGCACCTTGAAGCCGGTGCCGGAGCACAAGGTGGCCGGGTGTCGGGAGCATCTGACGCGCGCCTTTCCGCGCGCGCGCAACTTCATCCTGGACGCGGAGATAGTGATGGTGGACGGGTCGGGCGAGGCCCTGCCCTTCGGCACGCTCGGCCGCCTCAAGCAAATGGAGCACGCCGACGGGCACGTGTGCATGTACATATTCGACTGTCTGCGCTACAACGGCGTGTCCTATCTGAACGCCACTCCTCTGGACTTTCGGCGCAGGGTTCTGCAGGACGAGATAGTGCCGATCGAGGGCCGCGTCGTGCTGTCCGCCATGGAGAGGACGAACACGCTCTCTGAACTGCGGCGGTTCGTGCACAGAACGCTGGCCACCGGCGCGGAGGGGGTCGTGCTCAAAGGCCGGCTTTCGTCGTACGCGCCCAACAAGAGAGACTGGTTCAAGATGAAGAAAGAGCACCTGTGCGACGGCGCGCTGGTCGACACCCTGGACCTGGTGGTGCTCGGCGCCTATTACGGCACGGGCCGCAACTGTCGCAAGATGTCAGTTTTTCTGATGGGCTGTCTGGACCGCGAGTCGAACGTGTGGACGACGGTCACCAAGGTGCACTCGGGCCTCGCCGACGCGGCCCTGACCGCGCTGAGCAAAGAGCTGCGCCCGCTGATGGCGGCGCCGCGCGACGACCTGCCCGAGTGGTTCGACTGCAACGAGAGCATGGTGCCCCACCTGCTGGCCGCGGATCCCGAGAAGATGCCCGTGTGGGAGATCGCCTGCTCCGAAATGAAAGCCAACATCGGCGCCCACACGGCGGGCGTGACGATGCGCTTTCCCCGCGTCAAGCGGTTCAGACCGGACAAAGATTGGAGCACGGCCACCGACCTGCAGGAAGCGGAACAACTTATTAGAAATTCTCAAGAAAACACTAAAAAAACTTTTGCGCGGCTCGCGACGACGTACGACGGGCCGTCGCCGAACAAAAAACTCAAATTGAATTAAATTATCTTTATATATGATAACTCTACTTTATTTGCATAACCCCTTTGATCCATGATGTCATTATTTTAATAAATAAATTATTATTTTAGATAACCAGCTTTTTATTTACATAACCCCTTCGCCCGTAGAATTAATTATGGCGCGCCTGTGGAATTCGCGATGACACAATCGTCGTCGCGCGCGCGCCCGCCCGCCTATCATTAAGAAGCCTCGTATAAAACGCGCGCGGCCGAGCCCCGCCGCCGCACACTCGGCTCGAAAGCCCACCCGTTCGCACAATGATGTCTGCGGACGCGCCGCCGCGCGACTCGCGCCGCGAGTGGCTGAGCGAGGAGAACGCCTATCTCATGTCGGCCGTGTGGCGCTTCGCCAAAGACTACTTCCTCGGCGTTTATCGCATCAACGACCTGTTCGCGATGAACTGCCACCAATTGAAGAACCACCACGACGAAGTGGCGCGCACGACCTGCGACCGGTGCAAAAGGCGCTTCGGCGACCCGGCGCACGCGCTCGAGGGGCTCTACTGTTTGGCGAACAACAAGATTGTGCACGAGAGCGAAAGCAATTTTCACAACAGATTCAAACTGATATGCAAGCCGTGCTGCGCCAAGGTGGTGGACGTGCCCACCGTCGAGCTCCGCCAGCTGTATCCGCGGCTGGACTTCGACACGGTCGAGTGGCTGGCGCGCTGCAGGTTCGTGACGCGCTACATCTTTCCCGTCGAGACCGAGTACACGACGAGCGTGCGCAACGTGCGCGACGAGACGCTCGACATCGCGCGCTCCTTTCGCGACATCCTCGCCCAAAAGGCGCCCAACGAACAGATCGTGCGGATCGCGCTTCGCACCTACGCCCAGCGGCTGTTCGCCGAGGAGCTGCAAAACGTCTACTACGACGCCGAGGCGCCCGACGAGCTGAGCGTCGCGCCGGCGCGCAGCGCCATGCTGGACTTTCGAAAGACGCACACCTTCATCAATCTGACGTACTTTTACGAGATCGAGAAGCGCGTGTACCACAGCGTCGGCCACGCCGCCGGCTACGTGGCCTACTTCGCGCGGCCCTACGCGCCCCTGCGCTCGCGCAGCGCGTGCATTCGATGCAAGTCGCGCTTCTACAAGAACAATCCCATACTGTACTGCTCCAGATGCGGCTTCATGAACCGCATCTACTTCAAACCGAGCCAGCGCAACGAGCTCGACTACCCGAGTCTCGTCTACCTGCAGCGGTGCGTGCAGGCGGTCAAGACCGCCTCCTACTGTATCATCTATTACGACCTCAATATGTACAAACGACACAAGGTAAAATAGGGATTTTACCGTGCGCCGAGCTAGACATTAAAATATTTGTACTCAAATTTTGTTTAAATGTCATTTTAATAATGGTTTTTAATATTAATAAATAGGTTTTAATATTAATAAATGGTTTTTAATATTAATAAATGGTATTTAATATTAATAAATGGTATTTTAATAACAATAAAACGGTCATTTAATATATAAATGCTTTATTTGTGACAATAAAATTTACATTTACACAAGGGCAAAATACCTTTGCCACTTGGCGCACTTGGCGCGCCATCGCCGCGCCCGCTCTGCGACGATCGTCCGGCCCGCGACCGCCGCTCTGTCGGTCGGGCACACGCACCCGACGCACACCTCGCTCCAGAAGGTGGCGATATCGTTTCGCGTCATGGCGTTCACGTTGGTGAACTTCAAACGCTGTTTGATTTCGTAATAGGCGTGCCGGGGCGCGTGCCGCGTGAAGATTGTCGCGTCGAACTTTTTCTTGGCAAACTCCAAGTTGCAAAACTCCCGCTGCGCGTCCAAACCGCAGGCCAGCGCCACGGCCAACACCTGCATCTTGAAGTAGGCCATCCGCTTGCCGGCCAACTCCATCATCAGCATCGCCGCGTCGTACAAACTGTTGTGGTCCTCGTTAAAGGTCGCCTTCAGCCGACGCATTTTATCCTTGAGGTCGGCTCGCCTCTGGCGCGTCTCTTCGCCGTCCAAATCCATCAGGACGAGCTCGCTCAGATCTTTGTTCAAATAATACAGAGTCCCCTCCGCCAGCTGTTGGATCACGTGGACGGCGTACATGTCGTCTTCCCAGCGCGCCGCCCTTGCGATGTAGCTGCGGGTCTTTATGGTGCCATCCATGGTGTAGCTTCGAACGTTGGCGGTGTACTATCGCTCGACGAGGGTGCCCACCGTTTAAATTTTATCTAATATCTGACGAGGGCGCCCACCGTTTAAGATTTATCTAATCCGGCCAATCTAATCTGTTGGTATAAATAGCGCCGAGCACCGCGCATTCAAAAGTTTAGCGCCATGAACGTCTACTCGCTCGGCAACTTGTACAACTTCAACAATTACCTCAACATGCTCGCCAGTCACCCCCGACTGTCGGACCACCACGTGTTCGGCCTGGTGTTCGAGAAGGAGTATCGCGACACCAAAGAGGTGAATAGAAAATTCACGGTGACGAAACACGAGATGGTGTACGTGCCCGGCTCCCGCCCGACGGCCCGGACGTACTCGATCGCCGACCCGGCGTTCGCTCAAAAAGTCAAGTTCGACAGCCTGACCGTCGAGTACGAGAACAAGAAGTACACTTATCGCAACGAGTGCCGCTGCGACGGCCGAGGCTGCGTGCTCTGCCAGCCCAAGAGTAAGCTCGTCTACGATTTCATCAATTATCTGTCGCGGCACCACGCCGACGGCCGCATCGACCGGAACTTTACGTTTTATCTCTACCAGAGAAACCGCTACGGCAGAGTGTGTAAATACTGTTAATTGTCTTTGTTGTGTACGACCAATATAAATAAATAGTATTTAATTTTAATCGTCTTTATTGTATAAAACTTTGTACAACCAATTGTGTATAAATAAATTCTTATGTTTCTGTATAAAACTTTGTACACGCA